GTAATAACATTTGGTGGAGTTTCTAATGGAAGTGCTGTAAATGTCTATGCTTATAAGGATGGGTCATTATTAACTAATAGTGGTAGTTTATATTGGAATATGTCCTCTTCCTCCTCATACTATGTTGGGAGACACTGGGCATCTGGTTCTGAAGTTCACGATGGTTTTATATCACAAGTCACAATATACAACAAAGCACTCACACCATCAGAAATCACTCAAAACTTTGATGCTCTCAAAGGTAGATATGGTCTCTAAGGAGTTATAAGAATGCCAATATTTAATGGAGGAAGAATTGGTTCTAATAATGTTCCATTTACTGGGACTAAAAGTGATGATCCCAACTATTCTAATGTCTCATTACTGTTGAATGGTAATGGAACCAATGGTAGTACTACTTTTACGGATTCTAGCAGTTATGGTCATACTGTGACTCCTGTTGCTGATGCAAAAATCTCCACCACGCAAAGTAAGTTTGGTGGAGCATCAATGTACTTTGATGGAAGTGGGGATTATTTGAGTATTCCAAGTAGTAATTCTTTTAACTTTGGATCGGGTGACTTTACTGTTGAGTTTTGGATTTATTTTAACAATCTTTCTGGTTTCAAAAATATTATAAACAAAAGGTCTAATACTGGCTCGGTTCAATGGATTTGGTTTTCAACATCCGACAATTCTTTAGTAGTGTACATTACATCAAACGGATCAAGTTGGGATATTGCTAGTAATTTAAATTTTGGAATAGTAACAACAGGGCAATGGTATCACATTGCTCTCGTAAGAAATGGGACAGAAATTGCTTGCTATGTAAATGGCACTAAATCCGCAAATACGGCAACAACAAGTAGTTCAATTAACTTTGGATCTGAAAATCTTCTTGTTGGAGGTGATGTTTCATTATATCAAACTAACGGCTACATAGACGACCTCCGCATCACCAAAGGCGTTGCCCGTTACACCAGTAACTTCACACCACCAGCAGCACAACTTCCTGGTGCGGAAACTGGAACTTTTGCATCAGGTCTTTGGACTGGACTGGAGCAATGTGATGCTGTTCGTAGAGAGATATGGACTGGACTTGTACCATCAATCGTCACCGATGGTCTTGTATTACACCTTGATGCTGGAGATAGTGCTTCATATCCTGGTTCTGGAACCACTTGGACTGATTTGAGTGGTAATGGGAATAATGCAACTCTTTATAATACTCCAACACATAATGCAAGCACTAATGGTGGCATATTTTCCTTTAATAAATCGCAGAGTGAATATGCCGTAATTCCTGGAAACTATAGCACTACTACAAGCACTGTTATAGCATTTGCAAGATATACTAATACTAGTTCTAATGGAAGAGTGATTTCTGCAAATAACAATTGGCTTATGGGGTGGCACGCGAACACTATAGATAAGTATTATGCTGAGGGGTGGGTTAGTTCTACTTCAGGTTCAACGGGAACTACTGATTGGATTTGTTATGCGGCAACAGGAAATTATAGTGCCGATCAATGGGAATTATATAAAAATGGTACTTCTTTTGTGGGTCCAAATGCAGGTGGTTCTCAAGGACCAAATACAATAAACCTAGCAAGATCAGGCCAATATGGAGAATATGCTGATTGTGAAATTGGAGTTGTTTTGGTCTATAATCGAATATTAACAGCATCAGAAGTCACTCAAAACTTTGATGCTCTCAAAGGTAGATATGGTCTCTAAATAATTAAAAAACAATGGCATTGTATTCATATAAAAACCAACACCCTAAACCACTTCCGAATCGTATTCGTCTTCCAAACGGATTCACAAGAACTGATGTTTCAACTTTCACCGAAGAAGAAATCATCAGTGCAGGATATGCTGGTACCTACACATACCCATCTCACGACCCAACAACAGAAAAAATAGAATGGGTTGGAGTTGGATTTACTGTAAGACCACACAACGACCAAGAAATTGAGAATCAATGGACTGCAATTCGCAATCAAAGAGATAATTTATTAAAAGAGAGTGATTATACGCAGGTAAGTGATTATAATTTTGAGATTACAAATGCAGAAGAATGGAAGTCTTACCGACAAGAACTGAGAGATATTACATCACAATCAAATCCTTTTGATATTACATGGCCCATAATGTCTTATAATCAACCAGAAGAAGTTATAGATATTGGTGATGGTTCTGGAACTTCTGTAGAAGAAGTTATAGATATTGCTGATGGTTCTGGAACTTCTGTAAATTAGGTTAGTTAAATGGCAAGATATCATAATCCAAAAATCACTACAAATAAGAACCTTTCATTAGTATTAGATGCTGCTAATCCAAAGTCTTATACTGGTGTTACGACTTCTGTAACAGATATAAGTCTCAATAACAATACAGCAACTTTATATAATGGTGTTGGATATACAAGTTCTAATGTAGGTTATTTTACTTTTGATGGAACTAATGACTATATGGAGATTCCTTATGATGAATCTGTAAACTTAACTGATGGTGATTTTACGATTGATTTTTGGATGAATTCCTCTAGTGACCAAACAAGTGATGTATTAGTATCTTATGGTAATACTAGTACTGTTGGTGGTTGGGCAATCAAGACTGCTACAAATAAACTTCAGTATTCTGTTGGGTTTGCTACTCATCCTGCTCTTGCGGGAATAGTTACTAGTGGTCTTGTATTGCACCTTGATGCTGGTGATAGTGCTTCTTATCCTGGTTCTGGAACCACTTGGACTGATTTGAGTGGTAATGGGAATAATGGAACTCTTGTGAATGGTGTTGGTTATGATAGTGCTAGTGGAGGTTCTTTGACTTTTGATGGGGTTAATGATTATGTAAGTTTACCCAACAATAATTCAATCGCATTTGGATCTGGGGAGTTTACTTTTGAGTTCTGGTTATTCCGTAATGCTTCTTCTCAATCCAGTATACTTGATACTCGTGCTCTTGGACAAAACCCAAGTGGTCAGATAAGTGTTTTTATTAATTCTAATGGTGAGATAGAGGTTATTGAAGTTGGTGTTACTAGACTAAGTGGTGGGTCTACAACAATTAATAGTTGGAATCATTATGCTCTTGTTAGGGATAGTAGCAATGTTGTTACTGGATATATAAACGGAGTTTCTGTAGATACTTGGAGTACATCTCTAAACTTTACTCTTGGATCCGCACCAAGAATTGGTTCTACAGTTAATAACACATTTTATCTTAATGGTTTGATTTCCAACACCCGCATCTACAAAGGTAAAGGTCTCACACCATCAGAAATCCAAAGAAACTATAATGCTCTAAAAGGAAGATATACATCACCATCACCTTTAGATCCTTTAGATACTTTTGGTATTACAGAAAACGCAGACTTCTCATCAGGAATTACAACTAACACTTGGAATCATTATGCTTTAGTTCGTTCTGGAAATGTTTATACTCCTTATGTAAATGCTGTTCCCGGAACTTCTAGTTATGTTTATGGTGTAGATTCAAATATGGATTTATATTTTGATAATGCTTCTATTATTCTAAATGCAAATGGTGATGATGGTAGTACGAACATTATAGACTCCAGTAAAAATAATCATACTGGTATTATCACTGCTTATAATGGTGCTGGTATTTCTACATCAGAATATAAGTTTGGTGGATCATCATTATACTTTGATGGCACTAATGATTATATTGATTGTGGAATTAGTTCTGATTATAGTTTCGGTAATGGTCCTTTTACGATTGAGTTTTGGATGCGTGTAAATACTTCTTTCTTTCATGCTGGTTCTCAAAAAACCATTTTTAATACAACTAGAGATTATGGGCAATTTAATCAGTTCATTTATGGTGGAATTGAACTTGAAGCAAGAATAGGATATGGATTTAATGATCCAAACATTGGACAACCATTTGCTTCCTTCTATTTTACTCAAAGAGACAACTCTGGATCGAATGGCACTGGTTTCAGTGTGCCTGATTATGTAAGTAGAGGTGCCTTCTTCCATGATAACTGGGGACACATTGCTATTTCTTGTGATGGAACTTATCATAGACTTTTCTTTAATGGTGTTCTTGCTCCTAGTCTAATGACTGCCTATAAGCAACCATACGAAGGAGACCAAATTATAATTGGTGGAAGAAAATTATATGGGAGTATAAGTAATTTTATAAATGCCTATATAGACGACTTCCGTATTACCAAAGGAGTCGCAAAGTATACAGAAGATTTTATTCCACCGAATCAGGCATCATACTATAGTAATGATCCAAACTATGATAACTTATCAATACTACTTCAGGGTAATGGACAAAACTTAAGTACAAGCATTATAGATTCCAGTCCATATAATCATACTGGTATTATCACTGCTTATAATGGTGCTGGTATTTCTACATCAGAGTATAAGTTTGGTGGGTCATCATTATACTTTGATGGTACTGATGATTATATTGATTGTGGAACCGACTCTTCTTATGCTATGGGGGATGAAGACTTTACGATTGAGTTTTGGATGTATACTGAAAATCAATCTCTTGGTCAGAGTGAGGGATTTTTATTTCATATAGGACCACGATCCGAGAGTGGTAATAATAATGTTCCTGATGGTGGTCTTTCAGCTTATGTAGAAAATTTTGATGGAATCCCATATCTATATTTTACCATTAAGAATGGGTCATCTTCCTATATACGTGGTGGAGGAAGAGTACCTAATGGACAATGGAATCATATATCAATAGTTAGAAGTGGTTCAACTGGTTATACTTTTATTAACGGTACAAATCTATTCTCATTTTCTATAGTAGGAAATCCATATAATGAAAATGATTTAACTTTGGGTGTCCAGTATATGATATCTTCTGGCACTCGTTATTACTATAGACACTTTAATGGATACATAGACGACTTCCGTATTACCAAAGGAGTCGCAAAATACACAGATGATTTTGTTCCACCAGACCGTACAAAAATTAAAAATAATCAGGCATCATTAAAATTTGGTGCATCAGGAATAGGTAATACAAATCCCTTTAATGGTGCATTATCAAACTTAAAGATTTACAAAGATTCATTAACTCAATCAGAAATTACTCAAAACTTTAATGCTCATAAGAGTCGTTATGGTCTCTAAATAATTAAAAATATACAGGAGTATAAGACAATGTACGAAAATAGAAGTTTCGCAATTTTCTCCACAACCGAAATTGATCAGGTTGATTTCTCATTAGTATGTGAAACAAGTGCTAATAGTTTAAGGCGTAGTGTATCTGGAGACAAAACTTTTGTAAAATGGGATGGAGAACAACCAGAGTTTGTTTCAACACTCACAACACTTGAAGGACCTTATACTCATGCAGAGATCTTAAATATTCTAAACACTGATGAATGGACAGAAATCGAGAATAATGAGTAGTTGTTGATGAGTAACCTGACGGTTCTGAAGTATAAATAACTAAAAAGTCTTAAGATGGCAGATAAAACAAGACGAACTGGTGATTTAGTATCTGATAATAATATATTTGTAGATATTGTTAATGATCGTGTTGGTATTGGAACAACAGTTGCAACAGCACAACTGACTGTTGCTGGTGATATTAATTTAACATCAGGTATTATCACTGCTACTTCTGGTATCGTTACTTATTATGGTGATGGATCTAACCTAACTGGTGTTGCTGCAGAAGCATCAGATTCTTTCTTATTTAATACAGGAATAACAAGTTCTATTTCTCTTGCTGCTACTGGAATTGGGATAACCGCACTAACATTACCATCAACAGCAGGAAAACAGTATACGATCTACTCTATTAATGCATCAAATGTGGCAACAGGAAATACTGAAGTTAACTTTATTGGAGCATTTGATTTTAGTGGTGGTGAAAGAAGTTACTTTGCTTATAATATTCCTGTTCCAACAGGACTTTCGATTGAGGCATTAAAACAACCACAAATATTGAACCCTTCTGATAGAATTACTATTAGATCTACTGATTTTGATCGCAATGGTGCCGATGATATTATAGATGTTTACATTACATATAAAGAAGAAACTAGTAGTGATTATTTTGGAGTTGGAATTGGAACAGTTGGTATTGCAGTAACAACGAATATTGGAATCTATACATCATCAACATATCCAAGTGTTGTTCAATCAATTCGATTGGCAAATAGAACAGATGTTGGAGGAAAACCAATTTCGGTTGCTGTTAATAATGGAATACGAACAACTTATTTGATTGATAATTTAATTGTTCCAAAATATGCATCCATTGAAATTTTAGAAACTCCAAAGAGATTGAATACTAATGATGTTATAGAAGTTCAAGTTGATGAAACTGAATGTATAGATATTCAAATTTCTGGCAAAAAAATAACATCTTAAGGTAAATAATTATGAGTGAAACAAGAGGAATTTTTGGACTAAATGATCTTATTGATCTAGAAATATATGATGAATGGGTAAATTTACAGGAGGTTTGGATAAGTCCGTCCCCGTTCATTTCATATTCACCTGATACCGCACCTGATACCGGATACTTTGGTGGTGGTGGTCCTAATCCTGGATTATCAACAATGGATAAGGTTACTTATGCTGATGACACGACAGCAGCAGTCCCTGGAGCAGCATTAAGTGTGGCACGTTATTTTCTTGCTGCAACAGGAAACTCTACTCATGGTTATTTTGGTGGTGGTCAAACAGTTTCAACAATGGATAAGTTATCTTATGCTGATGACACGACAGCAGCAGTTCCTGGTGCTAATTTAACTGAAGCACGTTCTGCACTTGCCGCAACAGGAAATCAAACAGCAGGTTATTTTGGTGGTGGTAGTCCTGGTTCAAAATCAACAATGGATAAGTTATCTTATTCGACTGATACCACTACAGCAGTTCCTGGTGCATACTTAAGTTCAGAACGTTTTAGACTTGCCGCAACAGGAAACCTCACTCATGGTTATTTTGGTGGTGGTGCTCCTTCAAAATCAACAATGGATAAGGTCACTTATGCATCTGATACTACTGCTGCTGTTCCTGGAGCAGCATTAAGTGCAGGACGAGGAAGTCTTGCTGCAACAGGAAACTCAACACATGGTTACTTTGGTGGTGGTGAACCTGGTCCAGTATCAACAATGGATAAGGTCACTTATGCTGATGACACGACAGCAGCTGTTCCTGGAGCAGCATTAAGTGTGGCACGTCCTTTCCTTGCCGCAACAGGAAACTTCACTCATGGTTATTTTGGTGGTGGTGAAACATTTTCAACAATGGATAAGGTCACTTATGCTGATGACACGACAGCAGCAGTTCCTGGAGCAAACTTAAGTGTGGCCCGATGGGGTCTTGCCGCATCAAGCGCTAGAGCAAATGGACTGCCAAATTCTCCGTATCCTGTTGATGCACCAAGTTCTCCTGCGATAAGATTTAGTGATGGTGCTGGACCTTCACCAAACACCGGATACTTTGGTGGTGGTAGTCCTTCAAAATCAACAATGGATAAGGTCACTTATGCATCTGATACTACTGCTGCTGTTCCTGGAGCAGCATTAAGTGTAGCACGAGGAAATCTTGCTGCAACAGGAAACTCTACTCATGGTTACTTTGGTGGTGGATCGCCTTCAGGAGCACTCATGGATAAGGTCACTTATGCTGATGACACGACAGCAGCAGTTCCTGGAGCAGCATTAAGTGTAGCACGAGGAT